ACACTCCGTTATCAAAAATTGGCGTTTGAAGGGTAATTTAATTATTTAGCAATTGCTAAATAATTAAATTACCCTTCAAACGCCAATTTTTGATAACGGAGTGTCATTATGCAGGGAATAATCACCGCTCTTCACACACCGATTCCTCCACCAATTTCTAAGCTTATCCCGAATACAAACCAATAACACCACAAACAAACCCAAGCAACCAACTCCCAAAATTACTGCCAATATAATCAAGAATATTTTTGTGGTCTCCTCGTTCTGCTCACAACGATCATGCATAAACTCCGCACTGGGTGCAAACGCAGACCCGTGAAAATCCGAATACGTTGTATTGCACACATGAATGGCCATTGCAGTAGTATTCCCAACTTTTGCACAGGTGTCTACAGCCGCAATACATCTGCCATGTCCAGTATCCTCCTTACTCACACTGCAAAACACACAAGCCGTATCAAACTCTTGCAAATTTGCCGTACATGATCCGCGATCATCGTTGTAATCCGTGCAATGCTTCAGGGGATAAACTGGTAAACATACACAGGTATACAAAGTTCCGATAAACACCACCAATCCCAGTCGTAAGTAGAACATTTATTATTTACACAGTAAATTCCGACAAATCAATTTTTAAATTTTTCGCACACCACTTTCGCGTAGTTATTCACATAACAATACTTACACTCGTTGTCCATATGTTCCACTGCCACAATGTGCCTTGAATTATTACAATGTATACATGTTGTCACACAAGTCGCACAATACTCCAATTCCGACACATGCGCCTTGCTAAACTTCCACAATGTATCATCACACCTAAAACAGCTACAACGGTAACTGTGCTTGCTTTTCAATGGTAACCAACAGCTCTCGCACCTCTCCACCGGTGAGCCTGGTGTTACCACATAACGCGAATTGCGAGCTATACTCGACCTAACACAGCCCATTTAGTTAAACAACATCAGCTGCAAATACCAGATAACATTCCCCATAGTCACTGAGCTCACCTACACACATACTGTTATCGTAAAACTCGTCACAATTGCATATTTTTACTTCCTTGAACCTGTGCTGAACCCAATCATTATCAAACCACTCCTGGTTAGTATCAATGACTTTTTTACATATCTCGCCGAGCGTTGTCTCTTCACCGACATCATATTCCCACGGATGACCGCTGTGGAATGGAGCAATACACCATTTCAGGCGAACTTTGACCATTTATTCCCCCTTTCCATATTTAAATCTTCGATGGTAACACAGGCGGTAGGTAAGCATTTACTGTTTGCACAGTAAATTAATTTAATTTTTCACACATTGTTATTTACCAGAGACAATCATGCGCACTTTTAAGATTAATTGTGACAACATATGAACGTTTTGGACCAACTGTAAATTCCCATGTGCTATGAGGGCTATCTGATGTCATATCCACCACGTGCTGGGTTGGCCGAATTCCATAAAACATACACTCTCCCCCAGGAACACACCGTTTCTTCAGAAGTTTTTTGACCAGAGCCTTTGCTGTTTGATTGCTTGAAAAGAACAGCTTTACAGCCTTTTTGTCCGACTTTCCAATCCGTGTCTTCTTTTTCAAGACACACTCGAAACCAAGTACCAAACGCTGCTCACCGTTTTTAACAAATGAGTGTGTTGTGAAATATTTACCTTTTCGAATACCTTCTCGAATTTTTGACTTTGACACGTTGATATCTTCGCCATGGTCTTCAAGACTTTTGTCGATCGAATAGTTGTCGAGAATTTGATAAATTGACTCCATTTGTATAATTTGCTGCCTTTCTAGGCAGAATTTCCCAGAATTTCAATTAGTTTAAAATTTCGAAATATCAACTGATATTTCGAAATTAAACAGCCCATTTATTATATCTTCGATGGTAGCACAGGCGGTAGCACAGGCGGTAGCACCGGCGGATCCATGCCATCAGCAGTCTTCTGACACCTCTCCACCAACTTCCTCATCCTCTTCACGCTCTCAAACAGAGTATGCACATGCTGCCTCTGTGACAGCGTCAATTGCGAACGATGTAAGTTCAACGCAATTTTTTCCATGTTTTCCACAGAACCAGCCAAGATTTGTAAATTTTCAAGCAACGACATTTGGTTATGTGCAAAAAATTCCCAATAATCAATTGCAATAAATGATCATCTGGCCACTCCTAATACTTATTGCGCTACTCGCTATCGCACTAACTCTCATACTTATTTTCACACCCATCAGCTGCCCTAAACCAGCCCCCTGCCCGCCCTGCAAATGCCCCGGTGACCACAAACGTATTCTCGCAGCCTACTACACGTTCTACCAAGATCCCAACTGTTCCGGAGACTGTCACCCCAAACCCTGCACAGCCACTATCCTCTCCGACCCAGAAGTACTAAATTCTAAACTAAATCTCGTTATCATCAACCCCATCGCCCCAGCTACCGACGGAGGAGTAACCCTCTCCTACATCAACGGAGTATACACTGGAGAGAAATCAGAATCGGATACCTATTACCCACCCCCACCAGCAATCAAACAAGGTATTGATGACCTACACTCGCACGGCAAACAAGTCATCCTCTCCTTTATTCCAGGTAGCTCGAAAGACCGTTGGGGGCAAGGCGACGCCTGGATGGCAAAATTCAAAGCTGCTTGTCAAAAAATCATGACTGACTGGGATATTGATGGATTTGACTGGGACTGCGAGACTGACGGTTGTCCTCCACGGGTCTGCGGTGGTAGTTGGACACAACAAAGCTGCCAAGATCTTGCGCTAAATATCTTCAAAACTTTCAAGACACTCAAGCCCAACCCCGGGAGAGGTAACCCGAATGGTACTGCGGTAGTCACCTGGACTGGCGAACTCACCTGGCAACTACAATCGTTAGATAATATGTCACCATTTGTACCATACGTCGACTTTTTCCTCACGATGAATGAGAATTATTCTGTGGTAGATCCACACGCCCTTTACAAGAATATGCTCAACTTTAGCGAAAAAGGCTTCCCGATCAGTAGGATTGTGAACGGGATCAAGGCAGGTGGTTGCTGGCCTGGGTCAAATGGTGATGGAACAGATCTACAGCACTTTGAGACACTGTTGACAACCAAGATTGATGGCAATCAGACCCTCACGGATGTAAGTGCGGGCTGGTCAATCTGGAATCTGTCCAGAGACTTTGGCTGTGCCTATGGCAGAACTACCACACCCGCGAAAAACCCCGATAACACATGGCTCGGAGATTCCAAGACATGTTTCACCTGTAAGTCCGGAGATTGCCCCAAAGGTGTTGGATGGTTTTCGGCGGGAGATCAGTGGTCGTTCCTCAAGTTGGCGGAGAAGTACTTCGCAAAATGAAGCCGCTTTTCTTGATTTATCAGGAATTCCTGATAAATTATTTCCCCAGTAACTTTTTCAGGGTAACTTGTTTCTTAGGCTTTGTCTTGATTAATCGCACAGGTTTCTCAACTTCCTCTGTTGTTTCGTTGAATACCAGGTGGGTGCCAAAGGTGGCCTTGAGCTGTTCGATCACCTTGAGATACTTGAAACGGATTTTCAACAGGTTTTCTGTGTATTTCTCGAGGTGATAGATAATTTGCAGGACTTGGTCGAGGGGTGTGGCGAGTGCTTTGAGGTAGTAATAGTAGTCGATACGGAGGAGGTCGGCATGTTGTTTAAAGTATTGCACGTCTTCGACTTTAGAGTACTGTTTGCCTTGTTTGGCGTCGCGATAGGTTCCATCGGTGGTTACGACGTATTCGAGGCGTGTACCGGTGTCAACGCGGGTACCACGTCGGCGCATGCGCATGGCAAGTTGGACTTGTGCGGGGAGGCATCGTTCGTAGTAAGTGTGTTCGTCAAAGGCGTTTTTGAGGATAAGTTGGTGTTCACGTTCTTTGGGGTCCATGGGGAGTACTTTGATTTTGTATTGTCCGATGTAGCCTTTTTTGATATTTTTCTCGGTGAACATGTCGGATACTTGGAGGTGTCCGTATTCGTCGAGTTGTCCGGTGTCTCCAACGGCTTTGGTGATGACAAAGTCTTGGATGGTAAAACTACGTCCGAAGAGTTGTTGGATTGCATCGGTGATTTCAAGGAGGACATCTTGCATGGGTTCTTTGTGGAAGATCATGGTGATTATTTTGGCGTAGACGTCGCGGACAAACTTGCTGTTGTCTCGTCGGGCTAATAACACACCCTTCTTCGATATCTTGTCCGACACCACCCCATCCCGCCCACACGCCAACGACATGTACCTCTTCTTCGTCAATATCATGAAACGCCAATAGATGACATTCTCGAACGCCAACTCCATGGGAGGTGGGAATAGCTTGCTAATTTCTGCAGCAACACGAATACAATTGTCCCAAATTTCATCGGCTTTTGATAATTTTGGAAAACAACAGTAATTCGAGTCAGTATCACCATAAATGAGCTTTCCCTCGTATTTTTTCTGAACAAAGTCAGCAACTTTTTCAATCGACTGTCTTCCACGTGCAGTAGTTGACATAGCCCCTTCCCTGAACGGCAGTCTACCTTGCTGAACTCCAAAACTACCATACATAGAATTAGCCGAAACCTTATACGCTAGTTGGCGTTTGTCCAATACATTTGCCATAATATCCAATGCATTTTTCTCAGGCCCATCTTCCATATTTTTCATTTTTTCTTTGATTTCGCCAATTTCTTTGCGAGTTTGCCGACGGGCCTCAAGTAATTTTCGCAATGTTGTCGGGTAAATTCCTGCTGGTTCTTTCAGAAATCTGTATCTATGATGCATGCATGTTACTGTGTCAGGAGCTTTCTTCCTCTTTCCTTCAGCAACTAACTGCCGTCTTTCTATTTCTTTTGGATCATGCTCACAACCATCATGTTCATCCCATTCAATCACATGACACAATTCATCAGGAACAGAATCATCAATTACAAACGTCGATGGATCAATATTGTGTGAAATAATGGTAGTTGGATATAACGAACAGTTATGCACAACTGCACCGTTTGCCAAGAATGAATGTGCATTGTTTACCTCGATATCAAACACAAATTGCAATCCAGCATCTTTCCGATCCAACACTGATAAATTATAACACGGAATATTTACTGATTCCCTATCCACACAATATACCTTACCTTCACCTGTATTGAACCACTTAAGCGCGCCAATCATTTCTGCATACTGCACTGCATCAGGGAAATATCGTTTTTGTAATGATAATCGTCTACCAGAAGGTTTGCGATGTTTCTTTTCATGTTTCCAATAACCAACATTACTGACAGTTGCAAGAGAGTATCTCTCGTTGTAGGCAGGTTCATTTGCCAGCAGTTCTTGCTGTGCAATCTCCAGAGTTTGTCGTGTACTTTTGCCTCCGTAATTGTACCCTTTGTCAGCATCATATAATTCTGCTGCTCTTTTCACAACTA